CATGATTTGCCTCCCGAGAAGTGGCCTTCATTTCTTGGTGCTGGGCAAGGATGGGGAGATAAGATAGTTCCTGATCATTTCGGTAAGGCTAGGCTTAATCCTGCAGGACTTTGTCATGATGTAGAATGGGCCTGTTCAGCAAAGAACTTGAGTGCATTTTTGGGGGCTAATGGTAGGTTCTTCTTGAACTGTGTATCACTTATTCTTGCTTCAGATATGGAAGTATGGCCTAAGATAAAGACCATGATTTTTGTTAGTGGACTGTATCTTACGGCAGTAAGCACTATAGGAATCTTGTTCTTTTCTTGGTTTACTAAGGAGCGAAAGGAAGATGTTGATCCATTGCAGAATTCTATTGTAAGAGATAGGTTGAGAAGACTGGCTACAGCGCGGAATAATCACTGGGCGAAGATTCTTGATACTCGGTTACCTGATAATGAAGATATGCTTTATAGAGATGATGAAAGGACAATATAATGACTGAAGAAGTTGAAATATATGCCGGACACAGTTATGAGGACCGAGCAGGATCTAGACGGAGATATAATCTTACTAATGAAGATCTTGAAGCAATCACTGCAATTGTTGAAGCTGTAGTTTATAAGCAACAACATACAGATACGAATTGTCGATTTGCTGCTATTCAACCTGGTGATCTTAAAGCGATGGTTGATGCACATAAAAAGTTTACTGTTATGATGGATGATAATAGAACCGTGGTTAGAAGATTTGTTCTAGTCTTGATATTGACTGGAGTAGCAGGTACAACAGTTTATGGTTATTGGGCAAAATTTGTTGATGCAGTTAAAAAAGTAACAACTGGGAGCTGAGATGATACTTAAAGATGGTAGTGAAACTCAAGATCCTCGTTGTGGATTGATCTTTCAAGCTGATCCTACAGCACCTAATCTTCTTGCTGTGCCACCGATTGATGATGGTATTGACCTGCGATATCGAGAATTGATCAGTAAATATCGAGTAAAGAAATTTAAAGAGCCTTTACTTAATCAAGGTAATTGGAGTGCTTGCGGAGGATTTGGATTTGCTGGTTTTATGGAGCATGAGCCTGGGATAAGAACTCTTGGAGATGAATGGGCTCTTGAGTTTTACTTTCGGTGTCAAGATAATGATCAGTGGCCAGGTTCAGAAAGACCTGGAGCAAAACCAATTAGTTATGGTACATCACTTGCAGCAGTAATGCAGACTGCAAAGCAAGAAGGATTGATTGAATCATATTGTCGAGCAAGGACTGTTGATGAAGTAATTCGTGGCATCGACTATTACGGCAGTGCTATACTTGGTCTGGAATGGACTGAGGGTATGATGTATCCTCGTGAAGTAGATGGATTAAGTACTCTTGGTGGAGAAGTAGTTGGTGGACACTGTACAGCTGGAACATTCATTAATTTACATCAACGAATTATTGGTGGTCCAAATTCATGGCCGGATTGGAACTTATTGCGTAATGGCTATTGGGTAATGGATTTAGATGACTTTGCCGAAGTATTTATGAAACGCGGTGGTGAATGTGCATTTGCACGGAAGGCGGTAATATGAATATGAAAGTTGATGATAAATTTTATGAGTTTTTAAAACTTGTTGAGGGAAGTCATAAACAAGTTTATCCTGATTCAGGTGGAGAACCTACTATCGGTATTGGCCATTTATTGACACTCTCTGAGCGAAGATCAGGAAAGCTCGTAATTGGTAAAGCTGTTGTAGAATATAGACATGGATTAACTGATGAACAGATATTAACTCTTTGCATACAAGACATTCGAGTTGTAGTTAAGATAGTAAATCGCGGAGTTAAGGTAATACTTACACAAAATCAATTTAATGCCTTAGTAAGTTTTACTTTCAATGTAGGTGATGATGGTTTTCTGAACTCTACTTTACTTCGATTACTTAATCAAGGGCATTATGTTGCTATTCCTACTCAATTGCGTCGATGGAAATATGATAATGGAAAAGTAGTTCAAGGTTTAATTAATCGACGAGAAAAAGAAATTCGATTGTGGTTGTCATAAAGAGGTAAGCAATGTCATATAAACCTGGTGATTATTTAGTAATTTGCGATCAATGTGGCTTTCAGCGTTATGCATCTGAATGCCGGATGACTTGGGATAAGTTGTTTGTTTGTGCTGATACATGTTGGGAAGAAAAGCATCCACAGTATACTGATCCAAAACCATTAGGCGAGAAGCAAAGTGTTCCTGTACATAGGCCGGAACCAGAGGAAAATTTTATAACTGTTCCAATTACACCAGATGATCTTTAAGGAATTTTATGACTACTTTTAGTGAATTAAAAAGTAAAGCTGATGTTCTTGTTGCTGATCCTTCTTTGACTGATTATTTAGGGGACTTTATTAATCAAGGAGTTTCTGAAATTGCTGGCGGAATGCTTTCGTTATTAGATGGAATTGAGAATCCAATACCGAATGCACTTACGCCGCCGTTGCCTGAATTATTTACTATAGGTACTGTAACAACTTCAACGACTGCTGCTTTTGTAGCTATGCCAACTAATTTTCATCGAGACTTGCAATTAGTAGTTTCACCTACTGGAAGTGAGATTGATATAGCACATTCGTTTATTGAATTTACAGAGACTTATCCTTTGCTGAATAAGTCAGGAAGAATTTCTGAATCTATTGAACATGGAAGAAAATTATATTATCAAGGTATTCCTACAAGTGCTGAGACATTAACATTACATTATTATAGAAAACCCGTTGATATGGTTCTTGATGCTGATGTTCCTGATGGCATTCCTTCACATTTACATATTTCTTTGTTGGTGAACTTTGCAGCTTGGAAAGCTTATGAGCATATTGAAGATGGGCTTGAAGGTGAAACACCAAATACTATTAAATTTAAAAAGCTTTTTCTTGAAGCAATGAGAACATTTGAATTAACACTTCCATTTTATTCTCGTGGATTCATGCTTAAATAATTTAAAACAGAGGTATACTATGGCATTGGAAGAAGGAAAAAGAGCAAAGTTGAAACAACCGCCTGTTGAAGGAATTGTAGTTGATGTGCAGTACAACAAGCAGGAGCGATGCCTTGAGCATTGCCTCGAATGGACCACGGATGTTAATAATGATGGAGTGCCAGAAACTCATAGGCGCTGGTTTCTTGAATCTGAATTGGAAGAGGTGATGTGATGGAAGAAATTAGAACTGAATTTTCACATGGTCTCTCAGTTCAGGGTGCGAATATTGGCAGAGGTGTTGAAGCACTAGAACAGTCTAAAGCAATTGGTAGGTATGATGTTGAATGTATTGGCCCGGTTGAAGAATTTCGAGCACAGTACGTGTTGCTTTGTGATAAGATTCTCTCTTTCAAGCAGATGGGCAAGGTCAGACGATTCTTGCAAAGGATGGATATTGCCAAGACGCTCTCCGACTTTGCTGCAGTTCCGATGGAGGCCAAGTGGACTGAGGCATTTGATAATCTTGTTACTACTGCTGGCAAGAATGATATGCTGGATAAGTATCTAGCTGGTTCATCTTATACTGCCGCTTGGTATATTGGACTTATCGGATCGACAAGTTATACAACTGGTGCTGCGGTCACTAATACGATGGCCTCGCATGGAGGTTGGGCTGAGGATGTTGAATATTCTCAGGCAGCTCGGCCGACTACAGCGTGGAGTGCAGCAGCAGCTGGAAGTAAAGCTCTTTCTGCGGCTTGTGTTTTTTCAATTAATGGTGATGGCACAACGATTAAAGGTTGTTTTCTTAACTCTGTAGCTACTAAGTCTGGTACCACTGGCACTTTGTTCTCGGCTGGATTATTCACTGGCGGCGACAAGGTTCTCGCCAACGGCGACACGCTGAACGTCAGTTATACCGCCACCTTGACTTAATAGGTTGATGTGGGGGCTGTTCCGTATTACATAAATGCAGGTGCGTTTACCAGTGGCAGCGGGGCTATTTCAGTCCCGATTCCCACAGGGGCCGGTTATACCGATGGTGATCTGCTTGTTCTCTTGGTAGCGACGGCGAATCAGGCCATTACTACCCCTGACGGCTGGACCGAGGTAGCTAATAGTCCACAAGGCACAGGCCCTGCCGGATCAGCCGGTGGGGTGATGCTTGCGGTGTTTTGGCGGATAGTGTCAGGGGCACCCTCTGCAGCGGAGATTGCTGATTCAGGAAGTGTCACTATCGGGCAGATGCTTCATATTAATGGCGTTGACCCGACCGGCCCGATCAATATAACTGCTGGCGGAGTTAATGCCACAGCGTCTACTGACTGGTCCTGCCCAGCCGTGACAACCACCGTTTCAAACTGCCTCATTCTGAACTGCATCGCCCAGGACCAGGATGCCAATTCTACCACTTCCCTCACCTACTCCTGGAATACCAACCTCACCAGTTTTACCAAGCGGATTGATCAGACGGTTAGCACAGGGGCGGGCGGCGGCCTGGGATTATGTACCGGCGAAAAAGCCACTCCTGGAGATATTGGGACGACTTTTATAACCAGTGCAGTATCTACCACGGCGGCGTTCATCACAATTGCCTTACAGTCACAGACTGTTTTTGGGGTGTCGCAGTCGGAAACCACGGCAGCTAGCGAGGCATCTGTCGGTGGCAGTAGCGAGCAGGTCAATGCGGAGCAGACCGATTCGGCAACACCGGGAGAATCCTCTACAGGGACTGCGCCCATAGATGCGGAGCAGACTGATTCTGCATCTGCAACAGACGAGTATCTGCCATTCAGGCAAGTTAAAGTTGTCGGGATCGTGTCTCTTCCGCCGAAGGACAATGCTTTTGGTGATCATGCTGGGACTTACACTGTTACCGTGCCGGATGATGCTGATTTTTGTGTACTGTTTCATGGGTCCAGAGATACGTATGTTGATGATGTTCCGCCATATACTGATGACTTTATGGTTGGTGAATATTTCCTTGGGGGTCAACCATTCGTATTTTTAGCCAGGAGCGAGGAGTGGGATGAACATCTTGGAAATAATGAATATATCTCTGATGTAGCTGCATATGGCATAATCGGACCAAGGCTTGGAGAGCAGGCATTCAGTTGGGATTTTTTTTACCCGCTATCAGATTTCCATTACTTCAGTCTCGTCTTTTACTCAAACGTCCACCAGACCGCCCCTCTAGTCTACCAAGAGGATCGGCCTGCCGATCAGCATTACTTCAATGCGTGGGCCACCGCCTCCGATACACCAGTCACCAGATCTCTGGCTATCGTTGATATGGAGGGCGGGCTAGTAGTCGGCGCAGTGTCTACCACAAGCACGACAGCCACCATAGAGACAGGCAACCAGTTGCTCAGGTTGACACATGGAACTGGAGAGTATCCGTATTTTATCATCACAATGGTAGGCGACTATCCTGCCGGGTCGGCAACCTCATTTGACTTCACCAATATCTCTTACGCGGGTTTTCTCGCATTCGCTCTTCGTTCATCTACGGGAGTGTTGCACCGAGTCTTTCAGACCGAATCCGCTGGCACCATTGCAGAAACAAGCATCGGGCAGGATCAGACTCAGTATGTGTATTCAGCGGCGGCAGAAGAAGCCTTGCTGGATGCCTTGGAGCAAGCAGTATCCGCTGAGAGCGTTGAGCAAGTAGACAGTGTATCCGCAAGTGCAGACCCTGACAGTGAACTTATCCCATCTGGTGCAGAGATAACTGAGACAGGACAGGCAACTGATGAGGAAGACAGTTTCGCCACCAATGAGGGGTTCGACCGGGGAGTAGGTGAATGGGCCACGCCAAGCGCTGAGGCGGGATCTACTGCGGAAAAACCAGGCACGGCAACAGAGACAACCACAGTCCGCAACATCAACGGACCCTATGTCGATATCCCGACTGGGATGATGTTCTCTGACAGCCGAGATTATCAGGAGCATGTGCAAATCAACTCAGCGGCGGGGAGCAGATCAGTCACAATCCATCCCGATACCGATCTACTGATCTTCACCTACAGCACTTTATTCAGCACCCCATCGTGGATACAGGAGGGAAACTATACCCTGACATTAGGAGGAGTGGCGATTGCACATCTCGCCAACACAAACGCAGTTGGCTACAACGTCATGGTTGCGTATGTCAAAAACCCGACATCGGGGACCATCGCCTGGAATTTCCCTAATCCTAATTTCGGCGGGGCGGCTGACATTTATGACATCATAAAAATCTGCCAGTTTACCAACGTCGATGTGTCGGGCGACCCGTTCCGTAGTGTGATTGACCCGATAACCGATGGGTACATAGAAGAACTTACGCTTTCTGATATCTCGTTTAATGAAGGGGATATGGTCGTCGGTATTGAGTACGGACCAGGGGGTGGGATCTTCGGGCAAGTCTCATACAACGTAGGCCGGCAGCCAAATATAATCACCGGGGGAGTCTACAACACCTCATATGGTTGGTCGATTCGCACAACGGTAGGTGTCATCCCATGGGGTGCGAGCAGCATTACAGCAACTGCTGGCGAAGGTGGCACTGGAGGGATAGAAGAAGATATCTCCATGATGGCTGTTGTCCTCAAAGTGAAACTGGAGGGGTGGATTGCTTCACCAGCAACTGCTGATTCAGGATCACTCACACCATCTGATACTTTAACCAGTACTAGTCTTCATGCTGAAGAAGCGGATAGAACTGATTCTTTAGAGGTAACTGAATCACATGATGGAGTTTCTTCTGCTACTGAAGAAGCCTATAGGACTGACAGTGCTGCAATTGCTGAAACACCAGTTGGAGCACAATCTTATGGAGGATCAGTTACAGATAGTTTGTTAATTGCTGATGATCGAATAGCTAGTCGCTATGTTTATGGTACAGGTTATGCATGGGCTATAGTTAGAGCAACACAGAATAGTCATAAGACAGTTGATTCCTCAGTTAGTGATACATTAATTCCTAGTGAAGAGGTTATTGCATGGCGAGGACTTTATACTTCTCTGGCAGATATAGCAACCATTGAAGAGATAGTGTCAGCATACAATGCTGCATCTGGAGTAATTGCTGAGAGCATGGGAATAGATGCTGACACAACGACAATAATGGTCAGTTGGGGATTCACGGTTGAGACTTCATTTACTGTTGCTGTACCAACGAATACTGCTATCATGAATGCTTCAAGGATAGAATTGTTCACGATTCTTGATGGTTATTCAGCAAGCAGAATTGAATGCTATTTCCCTGAGATGACTATCACTTATGGGGAAACAGTATATACTGCTACTCTGTTTGTTCCGACAATAGAAGCAATCTTTAACAGTGAGACAATTATGGGGACGTTGCAAGATAATGAGATAGAAGCAATTTTCAGCCAAAATGAAATTACTGCTGTTCATGATACACCTGAAATAGAGGCTATAGCAGCTGGTGCAGTTGTTGCGACTCTCAGTCAAGCTACATACATCGCAACAAAGGGAGAATGATATGGCAAATGAAAACGATATTAGGATGTATAGGGGTGATTCATACGATCTTACTTTTACGATTACTGATAGTGATACAGCTCTTCCTGTATCTCTTAATGGTGCAACATTGAAGATGACTGTTACAACAATTAAAGACCCACCTGATGCTACTACCAAACTATTCGATATGACTGGTACTATTAATGCAGACCCAACAACTGGGATAGTAGTATTCAAGCCAACTTCAGTGAATACTGCGGCTATTGGAAATTATTTTTATGATATTCAATTGACAAGTGGAACGGATGTAAGGACTGTTCAAAAGGCAAAATTTGATATAGTTCAGGACAATACGAAATGATTATAAAATTGTTTTCTGGAACTACTGGATGGAACAATATTGCTGATCCAACTAGGCTTAAGATTGACTTTGAAACTGGTATAGTCGAATTGGCAGAGGCTCTTGATGTAGATATAGATGATAATGGGCGAATATCCAGAAGATTAGGACAAGTCAGAATTGCTACAGGTAGTTATCATTCTATATTTTATGAGGGAGTTGATTGCTTTGTTGTTATTGAGCTAGCAAGTGAAGCAGCAATTTACAAAGTCAATACTGACAATACTCTGGTTGGAGTTCGATCTGGATTGACTCAAGGATTGAGAATGGGTTGGTGTCAGACTAAGCTTGGCCTTTATTACAGCAATGGTGTACAGAGTGGTCGCATTGTAGCTGGAGTTTCTTATACCTGGGTTGCAACTACTTATGTAGGACCTCCAACTACTAGGACATTTGGAACACCTCCACTTGGCACTCGTCTTGCTTTGTTTGCCACTAGTATGTGTGTAGTTAATGGTTCCATTGTTAACTATTCTGAGCCATTAGGATATGGTTTATTTGATAATGCGCGATCAAGATTGCGGTTTGGTAGTGATGTAAAGATGTTTAAGCCCATTGATGGTGGGGTATGGGCATCTGATAGCAAGCGAACTTATTTTCTTGAGGGCTCAAATATTAAAGAACTCATCAGGCATCCACGTCTTGAATGTCCTGCACACGAATACTCAGAAGCCATAGGATATATCAATGGTGCAGACTTTGGACTTTCACCAGATGTAGGAGAGTGTGCAGCATGGTCGTGCAATGATGGACTGTGTATAGGCACACCACAGGGGCAGTTGATTGTAGTTACTAAGGACAAACTCAATTATCAGGCTGGAACTAGGGGTGCAAGTGTTATTTTAGGTAGTACAGTTATCAATACAATTGATGATTCAGTTTGCATCAGAACCAATCTTCGTGGAGCAGCATCTAGTAAGTATCAGAATTATGGATTTAACTCGATGGTTAAGTTTAATGGTGGCTTGTATGGTGCAAGGAGTGATGGACTTTTCCAGCTTGCCAGCGGAAGTACTGATAACACTGCACTGATTGCTTCTACATTTACTTTGCCTACTACTGACTTAGGTTCACAAAATAACAAGCACATTCGTTTCTGGTACATGGGGGTAAAAACTGATGGCAAAATACAACTTGACTTGACAGCAGAAGGTAAGACGACTAGTACTAAATCATTCAGGATTTCACCTCCAAGGAATGTACACCAAGTTGTTAGGACACCAATAGGGCGTAACTTGTATGGAAGATATTGGACTCCGAAGATATCAAATGTTCTTGGAAGTGATTTTTCTATAGATACAAATGCAGTATTACCAATTATTAAATCAAGTGGAATTTCATAGGAGATAGTTATGGCAGATTTTGTATCATCCGCAGGAGTAGTACTGCCTGTTGCAACAGTTACTCCAAACCTTCCAGATATTCATGTCCCTGATCCGCCTATCATAATTGGTGGTACACGTACTTTAGTTGAAACAAAACTGACTTCGACCATGCAACTGGCCGATGACATGATGGTCAGGCTGGTCGGACTTGATGGAACAAGCGGTTATCTTGGAACACTTAACTCATTGATTACCACTTATTCGGAACCAGTTCTTGATCCACTTTCTGTTACCCTGACAACAACTGCGGTAACTATTCCAGATCGTCCATTGCCTACTGGGCTTGCTTCATTGATTACTGATTTTGGTACATTTAATACAGCCGCGCCGACTATGGCAGCAATGCCGGCCATTGACACGACGGCTCTGACTCCAGGCACTGCTCCAGTTGCACCTGATGCAAGTATCACATGGTCTGAGACTGCGCTTGCTACTTCTGTTTATACACCATTGTTGGCGAAAATCCTTGCCACTATGGCAGATGATTCCACAGGGCTAGATCCGTTGGTTGAGCAGGCTATTTATGATAGAGCCATTGCAAGAAACCTGACTACTAATAATAAGATGCAAACCGAGGTCGAGACTTATTTCTCGGCCCGTGGTTGGGATGAACCACAGGGTGCACTTGAGGGAAGACTTCTCGAAGTATCTGCTGAGATTGCTAGAAACGAAACTGATGTTACTGAAAAGATAATGATCGAGCGCGCTGATCTGGCACAGAAAAATGCTCAGTTCATCATCCAACAAGCAACTGAATTAGAAAAATTAATTCGTGCTACCAGGGATGGAGAATCACAGCGAGCACTTGATTATTCTAAGGTTTCTGCAGAGATTGTTATTCAGTTATATTCAGAAAGTGTCAAAGGTTATGTTGCTACTCTTGAAGCTAAGAAAGCATATATACAGGCACAAGTTGAAGTTCTGCGTGGAGTTATAGAAAGTAACAAGGGCTTGCTTGATGTGTATAAAGCACAATCTGAAGTATTCAAGATTGGTGTTGAGGCTAAGGCTAGTATTAATGATGCAATTATCAAAGGCTTTGAGGCTGAGATAACTGGTTATGAAGCTGAAACTAAAGCACTTACTGCTAGCCAAATGGCTCTTGTTGAAGATAACAAAGCAAAGATCGAAAAGGCTGATCTTGAATTACGTCTGATGATTGCCCAGATTGATGCTGCAATTCGAGCCTATATAGGCGAGTCTTCTTTGAAGGAAAAAGTCAGTAATGACTTAGCTCAGATTGCTGCACAGTCTGTAGCTTCTGCATTGAATGCAGTCAATGTTTCTGCTTCAGTCGGTGCGACTGAAAATGAAAGTCGATCTGAGGATTATAATAAGAGTGAATCAATTACTGAACAACATAGCTTCCATTCTAGCATCTCTGAATCACACGATTATACACATAATCCAACAGCATGATAGTTCCTATTAAAATAACATATACCGGAGATACTTTTACTGGTAAGAATTTTGCTAAGCAAGCTAGAGTTCAAGTTGGCATGCTGAAGGATGATATGGCTCGACTTGGGCTTAAACAAGGCAGACGTTTTGTTCCTGTTGCTCCAGGTGTAACTATTGAATCGCGCTCAGTATTTGGATTTGATGAAGCAAGGGTTCATGTTGCACCTTTAAATAGAAAGAAACTTGGCAAACACTTACCCATCGAAGAAAGGTATGAATGGTACTGGTATGCCTTAGCAGTTTCTACAGACACTATACAGACTCTTATTTCAGGTGGTGGGCTATCAGATATTGATGTTGATACAATGGGCAACGTAATTGTAGTTGGTTACACTAGAACAAGAGATTTTGCAGATGCTTCGTCAGACTTATCAAATGAAGCATACGTTCAATATTATGATAATGATGGATGGTTTCAGCGTCGTCGAGTATTAGAAGGTGGACTGTTAAGTGGAGTGAATCGGAATGAATCTGGTACTGGAGTTGCAATTGATCCTACAGTTCCGACAGAACTTGATACTGATTATGGTGGAGTTTATGTCACAGCAGATATTTATAAGTTGCGTGATGATAATTGCTATGATATGAGTCTGATCAAGTATGCTTCAGATGGCGTAACGATTAAATGGAAGAAACGATTTTCTCTTGGAGCGACTGGAATTGATGACCTATTCAGTTGGGGAGTTGATGCTGATGCCACAGGAAATGCTGTAGTGATTGGCAGGCATGATGCCTACGATATCACAGAGCCGTATTACAGTGATCCTTATGCATTGCTGTATAATGCTGGGTACATTGCTTCACTGAGATATGATGGTGTTCTTAATTGGGCGCTGCAGCTTGGAGATAGCTTACTTGATGAAAATGGACACCCAACAGTAATGAACTCCGTAAGTCCTTATGATGTTGCTGTCGATTCAGCAGGAGACATTGTTGTCGGATGTGGTATCAGGGAAGTGGAGACAAGTTTTGTGCATCCAATGGGACTGCTCACCAAACTAAATAACGAAGGCACAGTTCAATGGCACCGAGTTCTTGAAGGCAGGTTCAAGCAGGCGAACGGGCTTTATGGCTGGTATGGCGTCGGCACCAGTATGAGCGGACTGAATATCAGGGGCTGCGCGATCGACAGTAATGGAGATATTTACTGTATTTCAATGACAAAGATTGAGATTGCTACTGATAGTGGTTGGTGGCATTTTCATCTTTCTAAAGTATCTTCTGCTGGCGCATTACAGTGGCAGCGGTTTGCTGAGGTGCAATATCACGACGATGCTGATGCAATCCTTTGTGTTACTCAAGTCGATGTTGCTCCTGATGGAGTGTATATTATTTTTCCCAGTTTCCCTAATGGAACTGATGGATGGGGAGCATATATAATTAAGTTTCAAAAGTCTGATTCTGTTAATCCATTATCTCCACAGGCAGGAGATGTACTTTGGAAAAGGCATCTGGCCCTTGAACTTACACAAGCACAAGTTGCAGGAAATACAGGAGTTATTCCAAGAGCAATTCGAACAGTAGGTTCTGATATTTATTTTGCAGGTTCGATTATTGCTGATAAGTCACCACTTACAGCAAAACTTCCTGGTAGTGGAGGATTTATTGGCAATCACATGGGGTTAGTATTTACCAATCCTGCTTTGACTATATATGATAATCAAGCAAGTATTCCTGTACATCAAGATCCTGGTGAGGGCGAAGGAACACCAGGGTACGAGTTCTTCTGGCACAGTGATGTAACAGTCAACACAACTACCGGGGCGGCAACCATCTTAACACCAAGCGAAGGTGATTACGATTCGCCACTCTGGACGCAAACGAATAAAATTATCAAGAAAACAATTTATACTCAAGGAGAATAAGTATGCTTAATGATTTTCAAGCAGCAGCAGCTGAAGAAGAAAAGAAAAAAAGAAAGTTGTCTCTTCTGCCTACTACAGATGATGCATTTACAGGTGAAGCTTGGAATGTTCCTGTTCCTATAAAGAAACAAGCACCAATGACTCCAGGCGATCCGATGAATGAATCATTTTATGGTGGAAGTAATCCATTAAGAGATATTAATTCTCGTCCTGATAGAATAGGGCAAGGAACTAGAGTAGTTGAAAGAAATATGTTACCTTCAGTAAATATTGAAAGCCCTAAGATTAATGAAATTCCTAATGCACAAAGAAATGCAGAGTTAGGCGAAATGACTGTAGCAAAAAATGGAAATACAACTACTTATGATATTGGAGGAAATACTCTTTCATTTGAAGGAGAAAAACCTACTAGAGCATTAAACAGGATGGCTGGAGCAAACCCAGGACAAAGATCAAACATGGATGTATCATTTGATTCTAGTGTAGCACCTGAAGCAAGAAAAAGATTCTTAGAAAATCCTGTTGCACCAACTGGTCAGATGGCTCAATATGAAAAGTACATGAACACTCCGCGAGGGCAGAATTTTGGCGTTACTAAGATTGACAATACTCCACCACCTCCTATGGGCTGGAGAACTCGTAAAGATCTTATGACGCAAGAATTAGCTAATCAACAATCAAGAGAGAATAATTTAGCTAATCTTGAATCGGCAACTCTTGATAGAACACAACGAGCTAATATAGATACAGATAAAAATCGCATAGATGAAATGGGTGTTATAGCAGAAAATAAATTACGTGATATTCAAGGTCAAGCATTGCAAAATCCTCCAGTTAAAGAAACTGAATTAAAGCCATTAGTAATAAAAGAATATGATGCTTTAGGTAATGTTATTGGTGAAAGGATTAAACTTCCTGGTCCTGATAGTACATATGGAGAAGCAAACCAAACAACATTTATAACTCCAAAGCCAGCTACTACAGAAAAGCTATTAAAAATGCGCGCTTCTAAAGATCCTAATTTTGCTGCTGCTGAAGTTGAGTATAAAGCAAGGTTTGGAAACCTTCCGTATTAATAAATTAAAACTATAGGAATATAAAATGGCTGGATTTTTTGATGATACAGAAGAAACTACTTCGCCAGTAGTAAAAAGTTTTTTTGATGATACAGAAGAAATTAATACTCCTACTCCAACTGATTCTGATTTTATACCTGGAGTAAAAAGAGGACTTCAGAATCTTCAGGCATCTGCATATGGTGCTACTGCTCTTGCAGGATCAGGATTAAAAAAGCTTGGAATTGATTCTGCTGGCCAGAATTTGCAAGACTTTGGCATGGAGGGATATAACAGGAATATTGAAGAAGCCAAACAGTATCCTAAGAAACATTCTTTTAAAGATGTATATACTGGTAAAGCAGGAATTGGTGGTGCTGTTGACTGGGCTCAAGGAACTCTAGGTGAACTTGTACCAAGTATGGCTGAAGCAGCAGTTGGTGCGATTGCTGGATCTGTTGTTGCTCCTGGTGCAGGTACTGTTGCCGGAGGTTTGGCAGGTAGAACAATTCTTAAGAAAGGAATTGATGAAGCGGTAAAGCAGTCTATTAAACGTGGAATTGGTGACTTGACAGAAGCTCAGGTAAGGAAACAACTTACTGGACAAGCACTGAAGAAGTTTGGTGGTAAAGTTGGTATTGCTGGATCAGTAATGCCGTTAGAATCTGGTGGAATGTACGCAGAGTTGTTGCAAAATAAAGGCATTGATGCTCCTGAGACTGCATTACTGTTTGGTGCTTTGGCAACATCATTAGAATTTGCTGGTGGTAATAGTAAGTTAGTTGATACTTTTGTTGATGCCTTGAGTAAGGGGTCTACTGGAACTATTAAAAAGTCTGCAAAGGAACTGCTTACAAATATTCCTCAAGAAGCTCTTCAGGAAGGTGGCCAGGAGCTGCTTAGTGTTCTTAATACTGTAGCAAATACAGATGAGAAGTTACTGACTGCTGATAATGTTGAACGAATTATTGAAAGTATGGCTGCTGGAGCTATTGGTGGTGGTGCTGGTGCAGCAGTTAATGCAGGCTTCTCCGCACAAGCAAAAGATCCTGGGCCTGGAAAGACTGATGCAGAGATTGAGCTTGACAGGCGAGCAGCAAATATTCTCAATTTGAAAGAAGATGAACTTGGTAAGAGTATTCAAACTTTAAATGCTACTCTTAACTTGAATAAAGAAATTCTTGATGATCCTTATAAACTTGATCAGAAGGCAAGAGAGTTAAATGTTGATCCGGCTGAATTAATTAGAAAGACTGTTGAAGATAATAAAAATAATCAAAGCCTTCTTGATCGGATTAATTCAGGAATCCAGAAGAAAGAAGAACTGGCTAAGAAAGAATATGAAGCTCTTTCTCCTGAAGAGAAGCAAGTAAAAGAAATTGAAAATAAGTTAGCTGAGAAGAGAATTGCTGATGCTCAGAAAATTAATGATGATCTTGATACAATTAATAAGAGAGAAGAAATAGCTCTTAAGCAATATAAGGATGAAACTGATCCGGATAAAAAGGCATCAATTGCTGATCGGATTTTTAATCTGAAGAAGGAGAAAAATACTCTTCTTGATCGACAGCTTCAGCAGAAAACTAATCAGGTTAATGAATTCGAAGAGCCGAAGAAGGCTGATGAAATTCGTCAAGAGAAAGAGAACTTCTATAACCAGCTTTGGCTCGGTGGAGTTAATAAAGATGCAACTGAGTCTGCAAAAGTCTTTGGTGAAAAATCTACTGAGCAGCAAGACATACTAGATAGACTTTCAACACAGATTGCAAATACTCAAAGTCAGCAAAAGAAACAAGAATTACAGAAAGTTTATGATGGATTGTTTCAGACTTTTGAACGTGACGCAAGTGAATCTGCAGAAACTATTGCTAACGCAGACACTAGTCAGTTTGATCAACTTGTTAAAGCCAAAGATCAGGAACGCCTTAACAGTATTCTTGAATCTATAGTAGTTGAACCTGATCCTCAAGCTAGGCAAACACTGTATGAGAAGATGTTCATGCAGCCTGGAGTTAAAGACGCTGCTGATTCTGCTGAGGTATTTGCTGCTCAAGGTGAAGACGCCATTGCTAACCAACGAAAGCAAGAACTTCAAAAAGTAATGTCTTCGATTACTCAAGAGAGTGATCCGGCTGTAAGGCAGAAGCTTTATAATCAAATGTTTCTTCAGCCTGGAGTTAAGAATGCTCAGGAGTCAGCTGAAGTATTTTTAACACAGAAATTTACTGAAAGAGAAAAATCTGTTATAGAAGATTATTGGCAAGAGGTTAAGAAAGAACTTAATCTTCGCAGTGAAAAAATGACTCCTGGAACGGAAGCATTTATGCGAAAGAAGTTCTTTGAGACTCAACTTGCTAATATTGAGAAAGATGTTCAACAAGAAGCTAAGACTCAAGATGCTGCGAAACAAAATGTTGTTCCGTCTTTAGCTGAACAGAATAAACGCCAGGTAAGGTTTCGTCAAATTGCTGAAAGCCTCGGAGATATTCCATCAGTAAATAGCCAGGCAGTTGAAACTGAGGTTCCTAGAAACTTGCCCGGAGGTTTGCAGAGTGGGTTCACTAATGAACAACAAGTAGCAGGTACTCCACAGTTTCAAGTAAACGAAAATCAAGAAACTTTAAATAAAGTAAATCTTGATGACATTAAGAAGACTTTTCCAAATCAAGTAATTAATCAAAATGATGATGGTTCAGTCTCTGTTCAGTTCAAGAATGGTAAAGGCGTAAAGATTAATAGCATTCAAAATGCAGGTGAAGGCTTCATCAAGTTAGCTATTGAAACTGGGCAGATGTCCAAAGATAAAGTAATTTTTGGTATTACAACGGGGAATGAAATTCTTCTTGATGAAAACTTTGCAGACAATAAGACTCTTTGGCATGAGAACAAGCATGTTCTTGACAACCTGGGATTGATTACAGAAGCAGATGATAGCGCGCTTAATAAGGAGTTTAATAAACTGAGAAAGGCAGGCAAGCTTGACTTTGCTCTGAGTACTTATAATGACCCAAAGAAGAGTGAAAATGAGAATAAGAAGCAGCGGATGGTTGAGAATCGTGCGAACATGTTTGCTCAGATTATGGTCAACAGAGCTGAATATCGCAACACTGCGTTTGGTAAAGTGATTCAGAGGGTAATGGATTTCTTTCAGCAGCTGCTAAGTTTTGGTAAGCAAACAGTCTCAGGGTTGGCTCGTGAAGTAGAAAGTGGAAAGCTTTATGAGCGTCAAGTTAATGGCCAGACTGTTCAAGTTACTGTTCCCCAGGCTGAAGAAGTAGCTAGTAAGTGGTACTCTGCACTTGAGAATGCAGTTGCAGGATTTAATCAGAAGCAAGCAACACCTGATCAATGGAAAGGAATGATTAAGAACTTTCCAGGTATAAAGCAGGATGAACTTGATTGGGTTGGTGTGAATGATTGGCTTGATAAGCAGGAAGGAAAAGTCAGTCAGGCAGCTTTGCTGAAATTTGTTCAGGATAATAATGTTCAGCTTGAAGAAGTTGTTAAAGGTGATAAAACATATCTCTATAATTCTGTTGATGATTGGGATAATGCTATTGATAATGCACAGACAAATGAAGAACAGCATAGATTAGAAGTCTTAGAAGCTGAATGGGCATCAAGAAATTTGATTGAAAGAACGGATACTAGACATTCAAGCTATCAACTTCCAGGGGGGAAAAATTATAAAGAATTAATACTTACTCTACCACATGAATCAAAGCAACAAACATATCAAGAATGGGTAGCAGATGGTATGCAAGGAGAATGGAATAGTAAAGGAATTACTTCTGATAAAAAGATTTATACTCACGAAGTTCATTGGCCAGGTATTGCAAATCCTTTAGCTCATATCAGATTCAATGAACGAACTGATGCAGATGGAAATAAAGTTCTTTTCCTTGAAGAGATTCAAAGTGACTGGCATCAGGAAGGGAGAGAAATAGGTTACAGAGAACTCTTAGATAAACGATTTAAAGAATTAGATGCAAAAATATTAGCAGGAGAAAAACTTACTGAAGAAGAAAAGAAATGGTATCAAGATAATGAGATGCTGATGGGTGTTCCAAATGCTCCATTCAAGAACTCTACTCAGTGGTCTCTGCTTGCAATGAAGCGAATGGTTAGGTATGCTGCTGAGAATGGTTTTGATAAAATTGCATGGACTACTGGACAGCAACAGTTTGATCGTTATGCTCAGGGCACTGAAGAGGAACAAGCTAAAAGACTTCATGGAATGCAAGAGTTTTATGATAAAATACTCCCGAATACTTTTAATGCAGAGTTCAATAAGAACAAGTGGGGAAACGCAAGAGTTGAAGTAACTAACATTCCTCAAGGAGAATTCAATCCATTAACTAAGAAGTTTTATAAAGATGGGTATGAAGCTGAGGCACTTCAGCAGCTTTCTATTCCAATCACGAACCGCATGAAATCTAAGGCACTGCGTGAAGGTATGCCTATGTTCGAGGTTCGTGAAGCTCCAACTCAGAAGATTAGCGATGATGTTTACCACCAAATGTTCAGCGAACAAAATAGTTTGGTTCGTACAATCGGCCAGATGCTTCGTATGCGCGGGCATGAAATTAAGCAACTCATTGACAAGGGATTAGGGTCTATTTCAACTAGGCTTAAAAACGTAGATCCTATGCTCAGAGCAGAGATTAGAAACCTAGACTTTCGGACAGCTCAAAAGATTGTAAATGCATTACGAATCGCTCATCCACTCCTGGAGAAGACTAAACAAATGAGTCTGCAAGACAAATTTGTTTGGGATGCAGCTAGGAGAAACTCAGACGAAGTTAAGATAAAAGAGATTGCAGAAAAATACAACATGATTGCTGATCAAGAAAAGCTGCGGTCAGTCTTAGATCAGATTAGGCAGGATGCAATTGATGTTGGTTACGATGTAGGATTTATTGAAGAATACTGGCCTCGCATAATCAAGGATCAAGAAGGCTTCTTGCAGGCAACTAAAGGAATTTCTCAACGACCAGTTATTACTGATGCAATCAAAGTTTATGCAGACAAACTTGGAATGACTGTTGAGAAGTTTGAACTTGCATATCCTGAACAAGCAGCAGATATTGCAAGCAATACAATACTTGGCAGGAACCTTGGTATTGGTGGGCCAGGCAATATTCAAGCTAGGCAATATGAAACTGTTCCGCCTGAGTTGAATAAGTTCTACATGGATAGTGATGCAGCATTGATGCAATACATCTATAGTATGACCAAGAAAATTGAAGCACGGAGATTCTTTGGTAAGGTTCCAGAGAGAATAGCAAGCCTGAAAACTGAAAAGAAACGAAAGCAGGTAATGCTTACAGAATATGAAAAGGCTAATAATACTGCACGCATAGAAGATGTTTCAGGCGACTTGATTAGAATAGAGCAAGAATTGGATAAGTACAAACTGCAAAGAGACTATACTGAAAATATTGGTACATATATTAATGACTTGCGAATGTCTGGTCGAATCCAAGCAGATGATGAAAAAGTAGTTAGGGATATTCTTGATGCAAGGTTCCACGAGCACGGGGCTACAGGAATAGTTAATGCCTACAAAAATATGTCATACATCGACGTGATGGGTTCGCCTATATCTGCGCTGACTCAGATTGGAGATTTGGCTTGGGCGATGTATGTAGGTAAGGTATGGACACCACGTGGCCTTGCTGATACGGTTAAGAATGTTGGTAAAGCCATAACTAAGAAGTCTGAAATAACTAAGGAAGACTTAGGAATTGAAAGGATTGCTCAGGAATTTGCAGACGGAACTACGTTGGGGAATGCAGTTAGTTGGGTATTCAAAAAAGTGCAGCTTGAAAGAATAGATTCGATCGGCAAGGAGACATTAATTAACAATGCATTTAGCAACTACAAAGCTATGGCTAGCACAGAAGCTGGAAGACAAGCATTGTTGAAGCAAATCAAGCCAATCTTTGGAACACAGTCTGATAGTGTAATAAATGATTTGCTTGCCGGAACACCAACAGACAACGTAAAGATGTTACTGTACCATAGATTGTTAGACTTCCAGCCTGTAGCGCTTTCTGAAATGTCAGAGCAATATCTCAAGAGTGGAAATGGGCGAGTGTTTTATATGCTCAAGACATACACACTTAAACAGTTTGATGTTTTCAGAAATGAAGCATGGCACAAAATTAAGACTGGCGAACGGGATCAGGTTATTGAAGGAATTGGTAACATGATTAAGCTGGTGAGTTTACTTACACTTGCTAATGCTGGAGCGGATGAGTTGAAAGATTTGCTGTTGGGTAAAGAAACAAAGTTTGAAGATCACGTGATTGAGAATTTTCTTACGATGGGAGGTGCATCAAAGTATGTGAGGATGCAGACTACTCGGGAAGGTTTGGGATCTGGATTGATCGGGCAGATTTTGCCTCCGTTCAGGTTTGTAAACTCCATCAGTAAGGATCTTAATCAATTGTATGGATCTTACATTACGGGGGATACAATTGATTATGATCACGCCAGAATTGTAGAGTCCATTCCGATTGGTGGAAAGATTTATTATTGGCACTACGGCAGAGGTGAAGATTACAAAAAGAGTAGCAATGAACAAGAGTTTGGTAAGGTCAGTAAGGAAGTAGACATCTTCAAGAGGCAGCTTGAAAATTCTGAAGACAAACGAACTTTCTTGAATTCAAACCTGGATGGCTTTAAGCAAATGAAGTTACATGAAAATTTTCAGAGTGCCCTCAATCGGAACCAGGCAGTAATTAATAAGCTGAAAAAGATTGACCAGACAACAAATGTACGGGAAAGGCTTGGACAGTTGCAACAGCAACGAGAGATGATATTGAAAAGATATTTTGAAGTATCAGAAACCTTGTAAAGTATTTAAAACTAATAGGGCATGGAGAAATTCATGCCCTATTTTTTTATTTGTTTATCCAACTAGATGCTTTTCAAATCTGGCTATCTGTTTCTTAGTCAGCCCATATACATATAACGCTCCATTTCCATACTCTCCTGGAGTACCGAGCAGTCCGTATCCAGGTGCTCTTAGAACATACTTTGCACCTCCATTAAATCTAGATACACTGAAGTCTATGCCAGCAGGTATCCCCTTATAAAACTGATGATCCTGCCCAAATCTTATGATGTTACCTGCTTTGAATTTCATAAGAATTCCTCCCAAGGCATCATATTCATTACTCGCTGCATATCTGGATGGGCTGACTTTGCTGTCCGTAGCTTCCTGATATGTGCCCACTCAGCTGCATCTGCTGTGACTACGATCTCGGTCTTCAGGGCATTAGGCAGGACGGTTCTAGCTTGTTGGGGTTTGAGTTCTCCTAAATTAAGCATCCGATTATATGCAAGTTCGGCATGTTCACAACTAGATACAAAGTCACTTCTGGCATAATTGGTCCAGTCATCAAAATCAGCTGGCTCAATAAACCCCATAGCCTTGCCACCATAGTTCACATACCTGGTGCTTTCCTGAGCAAAAGAGCAAGGTCTATGTCGCACCAGTTCGTGACTGACTCCGCGATCACAGATGAATTTTGCTGAGTAGCGGTGAAGTTCTTTGGGGATTTCGTCGTGAGGACAGATTTCCCAAGATGAATGTATCTCTACCATACTTTGATCAAACAGCTTTCCATATATTTTTACAAATGGAACAAGCACTGCAGCATATCTAATTTCCATAGTTATTTGCGCCCATGCTGTTAAGCTACCACCCACATAGATAAAGTCTTTCCATACCTTGACATTAATATATTTTCCTAACTGTTCTGTCATCAATGCAATATATGTAGGAGGAAAACTGTTGATGGCTCGCACTACAAAATTCGAGTGCTCAACCATAGCCAGATGCCCAGCCTTGATCAGCTTCTTAACAAATCCTTCTGCACTATCTTCAGTGATCTTGTCTTCTGACTTATAGCAAGTTCTGCCTGCCATCTCGATGAACTTAAGTGCTGCATTATATTCAGTCGGTACTGCTCCGAAAAACTCAACGCTTGGTTTGATTATTTTCATAGCTTCATTCTCCATCCTCATGATTTAAAGCTGCTATCAAATCATTATGCAAATCTTCTTTATAATCAATTATATCGTCTTTTTGGCTCTTCATTAAGTGCACTTTTATATCAGCCAGAACTCGTATCTGAGCATAAAGTTGCTTAATCTTTTCATCAATAGCAATTATACTAGCTTCTGTTAGATCCTTAGTAAGGAACTCTCGAAGCAATGGAGCATTAATATTTGCTTGATCAAGTGTCTTCAGATGTGCTTTCATTATTAGTTCCTTTAACTATTTTAATGCAATCTTTAATTGCCTGTATGGTAGCCGCTGCTGTAACTCCATTAGGAATTATTATGTTGGCTGCATCCATGATTGGTTCTGCCTCCCGAGAAAGTAAATAAGTTTGGAGTTTTTGCAACACGATATATTTGAATGTAATTATTGGCATTGTTACACCCTCCAGGTGTAGTTAATCACTTCAGGTTTTGCATGGAACTTCTGGTTCAACAGAATTGCCAGTTTTAATCACAGTTTGTTTTGCCCTCACAGAAAAGCCTTTGACAAGTTTCTTCTCTACTACATGTCCTAGTGATTCATTCAATCTCTTAATCATGCCAGCCAGCCAGTCTCCATGTGATTTAAACTGTAATAATTCGCATTCATCTAAAGCGTTTTGTAAGTCTAGTTCAGTTAGTTTTTTCATAAATTTATTCACTTAGACTCTGTTACTAATTGCCATGATCTAACAGTTGCTTTAGCTCCACGTTTAGTTTTAATCTTTAACTTATCACATCTTCCAGTATGGAAAGCAACTAATTCTGCCGCATGTTTTTCAGTTGCACAAGTAGATGCAACATAATGCATACCTTTTCCCCACTGGATAGTGATTATAAATTTTTGTATTTCCATAAATATCCTTATTCATGCATGATTATTTTATCAATCTCTTGGGTTTCTTCAGCAAGTTTTGTATAAAGCATCCCTGCATAGTGTGCAATCTTTAACAGGTCAAGCATCTGTTGGCCTTCACGAGAGTTTTTTCCATAACGATTTAGATACTTTTTCATTTGGGTGATAAAGTCAGCTTCGCTAAACTCTGAACATTGATCGTTACCCTTATCTCCGTATTGTGGCACTGTGTAGGATTCAATATGATTGAAGACTCTAGTAGCAAAGCTTTGCCATTCAATTGCACGTAAAGAATGGCTTGGCTCATAATCATCTTCTGATGGACAAGGATCAATTTGCATAGTTAAACTCCATTATTATGTTTTTCTATTTTTGATACAAGATCTTTTAAGCCTTTTTCAATCTTATAAAGTCTTTCAAGTTCAGTAGCAGCCTGTAATCTTGCTGTACGTAATTCAAGTTCATCAATACCATAATGATTTCTAAGGTAAGATATCATAATATTTCTATCCATATTAACCCTCTAAGTTAGGAGTAACAATTCCTCTATTCACCAACTCAAAAAAGCATCGCTTAGTTGCACTGATATCTGCATATGCATCATGAGCACCATCAAAGCATTCACCAAATAAGTGTTCATGCAACTCGGTTAGTTTGGGCCATTTTGCACGGCCAGCCTTGTTTTTTAATCCACACATTTTTACTACATTCTTATCTTTCATGGTACAATGGTTTGGCAGGTCAAGATAGAATGCACTTCTCGCCAGGTCTGATAGCTCTTCCAAGTTGCGTTCCATCATCTGGTAAACGTAGTTCCAATCAAAAGCAAAGTTATGGCAGACAACCAGATCAGCTTCTCTGAGCATTAAACCAAATTGTTCGGCAGCAATTAGTTCGTCTATTCCTTCTTGGTCGGCTCTCTCAATGGTGATGCCATGCACTTCTTGGGCATAATAGTTCATTGAACGGCCGTTACTTTTGATGATGACATTCATTTGATCAAATTCTTCTTCTTGACTGGCAAGAATTGCTCCTATCTGTACTGTCCAGGCCTGCTCGGGATCATTGGCAGAGAGAGCTTTTTTAATAAAATCTGAAGTTTCAGTGTCAAAGAATAGTACTTTTGTAGCTGGTGTCATGTAAGCTCCTTAAATTAGTTTTATTTATTTATCCAATCAAGCCAAAAATCTTGTTGCTTTTTATTAAATAAATTATAGATAGGTACTTTGTAATGTTCGGCAATTGAAATTGCAGTGCCAGTACCTCCAGTTTTACGAGAACGAGTTTCATGATATTCACAACCGTCAGGTGTCCAACAAATCAATAATCTGCTAGGCATATTGAGATTAACACCAAGAACTTGAAATGCATTACGTCCATGAAGTTTTCGAGCATATTCTGAACAAGCATTCCAAGCATGATGAAATTGTTTAGCAATAGCCATAGCTTTAATAGTACATTGATTAGCAAGATATATTTCTTTAGGGCCTTTCATATCATTACAACCAGCTTCAAAAGCTGAATCAGCACCGTCAGCTCCTCCAGACCTAAGTATAATATTATTCATTGCCATCTTCTTAGCAATTTTAATCATAAGTTTCATTATATTTCCAGGAGTTTTTCTTGATCCTACACCAGTATAATGTTCTATATGAGGCATCTTTTCCATTTATTTAGTTCTTCTCCATTTGATTTTTAATAACATTCCGATCCATCAACCTAAAGATTGTTCTATCAAGATATGTTGGATCACGAATCTTTTGTTGCTTACGAATGGTGGTATACATGCAAGTTGTCGCAGAATTCTCGGCTTTGAGTATTCCAGATTGCTCAGCCATTTCAACATAGCCACGTAGCTGAGGTATGTTGTCTACATCTAGGTGGAAATTCCTAACCAGTTCTGTCCATTCAAAAGATTCATGACTATCAATAAATGAAAGTATCTTTGCATAGATGTTAGCCTGACTAGATAAGCCAAGTCCATAGAATGCGTTTGGCATCTCAAGTTCTGTTGCTTGCATTATTGCCAAGGCTTGCTCGAAATGTTCAGCCGTGATTATCATGTCGTCAGATTCAGCGGCACATACAAGCATACAAACCTTATTCAAATGAAGGGGCCTCCTATGATTATAACCTAAAAACCTCTCACTTGGTACTCCAGATTCGTCATAGTCTTGCTCATACCAACGCACATAAGTTTTGAGAAAATCCTTACTAAGGGTGAATTGTCCAGATAAGTTTGCAATTTCCTGCAAGTCGTTTTCTAACTTTTTTTGTGTATCTTCCTCCTCTTCAGTCAAAAACTGCAAGGCTCTTCTTTGCTTGGGACCCTGGCCAACTACGAAAATAATCCGAGAGATTAAGCCACCACCAACTGCGTCTTGACTCAGTTTAGATTGCAAAAGACTAGGAGTAATACATCCAAATAATGTTAGCCAACAATTGGATATGTCTTCAGTCTTTCTTGCTAAGGTTTTATACTTCCAAGTATCTGCACAATCAAACAGATCGGTTAGGGATGCTAGAAGCATCTGATCTCTGTCGTTCAAGAAGACTTGAAATTCTTCTGACCAGATTGATACGCTCTTATGCTTACGAGTAAGTCCAGCATGATCAACATAAGTATCTTCGCTGTCCATGAGTTCTCTGTACAACGCCTGGGTGGATCCTAATGAATCTGCACCGATATTAACATCTAGTTTTTGTACAAAGCTCTTTGCAATTTTCATGGCTGTGCCTTTCCGTCCTCCAGGTGGACCGACAAGAGATACAAATAAGTTTGGATAAACATAACCACGAAGTGCTCCCCAGTTACAATAGCACTTTCTTCGTAATGCGGAAGCTATTGCAGTCAGTCCAGACCACAAATGGTATAGTTCTGGTGGCTCTGTTCGCTGTGTGTACTTCATATAATGAGCTAACCAATTATCTAATTGCCTCGACATGAAAAGGTTCCTTGAATAGCGACATACGATTGTTGAATGGGCTTTCCCATTTTATTATCTCTTAATTAAAAACCTATCTTCTCAAT